ATGCTGTCAACAAATTTTTTGGATAACGAAAAATACTTGTAGGGTTTGGAAGGCCAGTGTTTGTTGAGATCCATGTCTTTCCTCAGAGACTCGGGTAGAGATTTTTCCTGCTGATACCAACCAGAACTATGATTGTGATTACACATGGCACACGCCAGGTTACACTGATTGCTGAAATTGATTTCTATCTGCTTCAGGCTGTGTGTTTCTTTTTTGGATCTACGCCTGCTGTATCTCAGTCTCTGGCTGTCCATCTTGACACGTTCTCTCCTGTGGCAAGTATTGCAGGCGGACACCACCTCTCCGCTGGACATCTGTTCTCGCATCCGCTTGAGGGGCTCTGAATTAAATATCTCGTCTATGGTGACTTCTTTTTGATTGAGGTCGGCAATGGGAAATTTATCAGACATATTCCACACAGGACAAGGTTGTGCATTACCATCTGCTGTTATTGTCAATGTCTCAAATGGATGATAACAAAAATATTTGTCTTTCGATAAATCTCTCATGGCAATTATTTAATAGTAAATATGCGTATGAAACTATTATTAGTTGGGTGCAGTTGGACCGCAGGCACGGATGCAGATAGACCCGCTCCGGCAGACTATCTAGACAACGGAAAACACGAAATATACAATGCCGGAATACAAGGATCCTCTATACATCTGCACAATTTTTTGTTAGAATCCTTGCTGAATCAGGTACAACCGGACCATGTGTTTTTCCAACTCACTGGAGCAAGAAGATATAGTTTCCAGACAACTAAAACACTACCAGACACTGTGTTGAATGATGCGTGGTATGAGGTAAAACCAAACTACAAAGCATTGAAATTAGAGGACGGGATCAAACAGCATTTCCATATAATAACTCCTGGTAATGCCGGCACGGAGGCAAAGAACAGAACAGGCTTTCAAAAGACTGCCAACAGTGATTACAATGCCTGGGTGTTTACAGATATGTTTAGACATCAGTTCGTGCAGGCACTTGCGTACACAAAAAATATGTTAGATGCTTACAGCCACACGTTCATAGATTCCAACGGTTCTTCGGGATACCAAGGAGATCCGGTGTTACACAAACAGGTGCAAAAAGTATTGGGCAAAGATCCAATTTTGCCATATGCGGAGATACCGGATTATCAAAATTATATCGTGGATGATGGACAACATCTAAATCCGGCTGGAGCAAAATTATATTGTGAGAACATTTACAAAGTTAACATACCATCGAGCTCATAAACCTTTTTACGCAAAAATACGCTGTCGCTTTTTTAAAATTAACGCAAACAAAAATTGACGCTTACGCTCTGCTGAATTTCTCTAAACTATACCCTTGGTAATCGTAACATTCTACATAATCTGAATTGTTTGAATGTCTTATCGACCCTTGACCCCATACCACATCATGATCACTATAGGCAAATGCTTTTTTAATTGTTATATCAATGTACTGGCCATTGCCTACACCTAAGGTCAGAAACGTTACGTATTTTCCTTTGTCTCCTCTGAAAACTCTGCCGTTCGCTATCATTCCTGCAAATTCAACTTTATCCATGTACAATTCTTTTACATACATACCGGGCATAAAACTACTTTGACTCCACCAACCGTATTTCCTATATTGGAATTCTGGGGTATCCCATTTATCTGATTTGCTTGGGGTAACAACTTCTATGCCTACACGTTTTGCTTCTGTACGATATACCCAACGTTTGTATGAACCTTGACAATGTTTGAGGCACGACTTCCAAAACTTTTCTGGATTGTGTGCTTTTTGATATGCTAATGCCCAAATTAATCTTCCTAAATTTACAGCATGAGCTCTGCATAAACCAAATCCTGATAAAGACTGTAACATAGAAATAATTTCATCTTTACGTGGATGATTACCTAGTCTTGTCATGAAGTCCATTATTTTTTCTTCGTTCTTTTTAGCAAATGCTCTACGATACATATCTGCTTCATACTTGTCTATGTTCAATACTTCTGATATTCTGTCTATGGCATCGTCTTCGTATACGATTGTATCACTCATACGTTCCTGAGACCAATCGTGGAACATTGTTGCCTTTTTACGTCCAGAAATAGCAACGGGCCGTATCAGTGCTGTACCAAATACACAATCTTTTCTACTCTTTGGTTGTATCGCTCTGAACAGTCTTCTCATGGCCGGACTTTCTGCCTGCGTCACTCCCAACACGTCTCCTCGGCATAAAAGGTCCGACGTAGCAGTATCCTCTTCGGGGTAGTCTGTTAATTTCATTGTAGGATCTATCTCTATGAGTTGAGACAAACCACGATTGGCTAAAACATCTACTTTCAAATGTTCTAGGTCCTCTACTTCGTTCTTGTCTAGCAGTATTTGATTTTCTGCTGTGAATAATGATTTTGGTAATTGTCTTGAAAACATTAATATTCCTCCACAGTGTTTTGATATGCATCTTTTCTTACCTTTCAGTTTTCGTTCTATTCTCTTTGCTTCAGTTGGATCAACACCAACTGATTCATATGTAAACCTGCGAGGGAGATTACCCTTTGCACCTAACCGTTTTGCCGCTTCACGTCTTGCCGACTTATCTTGATAGAGCACGTAATTGGATATTCTAGCACTACGTCCGGGCCAACGATCAAATATTCTATTCATCACTTCTTCCTGACGATAATGGGGGAAATCAATATCGACATCAGGTAGGTCATCTCTGTGTGGATTTAAGAATCGTGCAACAGGTATTCCCCACTGCACAGGATCTACATCTGTTATGCCAAGTAGATAGCAGACAAGTGAAGAGCCAGCAGACCCACGAGTCATATGAGGTATGTCTCTGGTTATTGCTAGTATGTCACATATTTGAATGAAGTAGTCTACGAAACGTAGTTTAAGGATGAGTTGAGTTTCTTCAGCGAGCCTTTGCGTGTATTCTTCTGTGCCTGGTACTTGCCTAATAAATCTATCGTACAGCCTAGTTATGTCGTTCAGTTCTTTATCTTTTTTCATTGCCTATGCTTTTATATTTGCCTGTTATTGCCTTGAGCAAATTTATTTATCTGGGTATATTATTGTGCGTTTAGATTCTGACGCAATTTACTTTTTGGAATATCTATATCTCTTCTATCACAAGCCGCACTTATAACACAAGGATCGCAACTTGGAGATTTTGATTTACATACTTTTTTGGCGTGTGTAATCAACCACATATGAGCTCCATATTTGTATTTGCTTGGTGTAGTATTGTTTACTGTTATAGATGCCTTGCCTTCATCTAAACTGTCGGCCCAACCTAATCTCCAAAGCAATCTAAATACGTGTGTATCGACTGCAATATTGGGTGCACCAAAAACAAAACGCATTACAATATCAGAACTTTTTCTTCCAACGCCCGGAAGACTCATAAGTTCTTTTTGTGTTTGTGGCACAATACCGTTAAATTTTTCAATTAACATTTTACTTGTTGCTAGTATGTTTTTGCTTTTAGCATTATAAAGTCCTGCAGGTTTAATCGCTTCAATTATTTCTTCGCGTGATAATTTTATCATTTCCTCTGGAGTATCTGCAAGGGCAAACAATTGATTACAGGCCACTGCGGTTCTTTTATCTTGACTTTGAGCAGAAAGCATAACTCCTATCAAACTTGTATATGCTTTGCTATAAATTTTAGATTTAGGTTTTTTGTTTGAATAAGTTGGATATAATGAACTTAACTTTTCGTAGATATATTCAATGTCATTATTGGTCTTCATCAGAATGTAATTCGTTTAGTAACTGTCTTAGTTTAGTTCCTTCTACATTGGCTTTTACTTTACCAACATTGTCTCCCTGTGTAGGATCTGGTTCCGGTCTTCCATCTTTTGGAACATCTGGAGTAACTTTAGATTTTTGTTTAAGCGAATCATATATTGTTGACGTCTGTTTTTTGAATTGTTGATATTCAGGATCATCTGCTAAATCTCTTATTCGCAAAGTATCTACATCAAACTCTAAATCAACCTTTTGGCCAACTCCAGAACTTGATCTAGTTTTCATGAACTGTATTTGATATCTACCACGTTCTCTCATCGCTCTGCTTGTAAATATACCAATCACATTATCAGCAGTTTGTATTTTAGATAGTCCGCCTGCAATATGAGAATGATCAAATTCTATTTCCTCGACACTTGCTCTATTCAACTGTGATGCTGTTGCAAGTAAACATTGTGATTCTACTGCAAAATTTCTAAGTTCTTCAGATACGTATTTGTCTTTGATAAACAAATCTGCCGGACTCACCTTTTTACTCTTAGGCATCATCAAATCTAGATAATCAATCAATACACAGTCTATCTTTTTCTTATTTTTCAATTCAAGTTCTTTGATGTAAGTTTTAACATCTAATATATTACAACCAGATGGAAGATATTTTAATTGTAAATTTCCTGATTTCTTTTTCAACATCTTAACTTTCATTTCAACATCGTCCATTGATTTCATTACTTGTTTTGTTGGAATGTTAGTTGTCATTGCATCTATCCTCATTGCCGCCAATACCTCAGATAATTCAAAAGATATGTACACAACGTTCAAGCCAGCCAGTGCCCAGTTAACTGCAAGATTCTGTAAGAACAAACTTTTTCCAGCACCTGATCCGCCTGCAAAAATGTTTAGTTCACCTCGGTTGAATCCACCGAACAGTTTCTTATCAAGATTAGCCCAGCCTGTGCTGACTTGTCCATTTGAACTTTTTAAAAGTTCTAATCTACCTTTTGGATCTTCAAAGTAGTCTGTACCAATATCACGAGTCAATCCTATGTTGACTGCACTTTTGACCATGTCCTCTACTGGAGCATAATCACCTCTTTCGAGTAAGTCAGCCGATTGAAGTATTGCACTTTCAAGTGCCTTGTGTCTGGAAAACGTTTCAAACTCATCTAGCAACCAATTGAAATGAGAGGCATCTATATCATTTGCACCTTTTAATTTAATATCGTGTTTTGCATTTACTTGTTCAACCTCTGGCATAATTTTATATTCCTCAACATAGTCTTTTATAAATTTTGCGATTGGTTGTAGTTTTCTATCAAAACTGTTTGGATTGAAAATGTTAGATGCTCTTGCAAATGCTTCAGCATCTGCCAAAAACATTTCTAAATATAACTTCTGAACATCAAAACTATACTCTGCCATACATCTTTCTCTTTAAATCTATTTTAAGTCTATTAGACTCAGTTGATTTTAATATTGATTGTATTGTGAACAATCTCCCATATTTTAACACAGCATCGGC